AGGACACACCCCTTGCTACGGGTACTTATAGTATTTTATTATCACAACAGATTCAGCAAAACCAAGCGTCTGGCCTGATAATTACTTACTCTAATTCTATAACAAGAGAATTCACCGTAACTTGTGCTGGAACCCTTTGCGGACTTATTCCTTGCATTGAGAACCTTCGTGCGGCCCACGCGGCAGAACTTGTACGAAACAGAATCTCAAAATACCAAGTGTTTGTAGATAACGTCCTTCTGTATTACACAGAGGCAATGAACTACAGAGCTTGTGGAGAGCTTGACAAGTATAAGTCAACCATTGCCCTTCTTCAGGCTCAATTAGACGCCTCAGGGTGCGATTGTGCTTGTTGCGATAACGAGACCTACTACTGGGTATCAAACAACTCGGCCAACTCTATCATTGACGAGCTGCTTGCTAACTTCCAATATCGTTTATTTGATGGCGCAGGATCTGATCCTGGACCTTCCCAAGTTGGGGTGGAATATGGCGCTATCTGGCAAGACGTTTCTGATGGAATACTTTATCGCTGTATAGACGCCACTCCTACAAGCCTAGATTGGGAGGTTTATTACGATCCAAACGAGATAATTAACGCGTCTGACGTTGCTGCTACTGCAACAGCACCATTGACCGCTTTAGACGTTCAAGGACAGCTTGATGAAATTGCCACAGGATTCATTTATGATGGAGCAAATGGCATTAGCAAGAATGGAACTGATCTTGAGCTTGGAGGAGCGTTAAATCAAAATACAACTATTGATTTAGGATTCAGAAGTTTCGATTTTACATCGACTAGCGGAAACTTAGAGTTTGCGGCAACAAATGGTGGAAACATGATAGTTTCTACTAATACAGGTACAGCTATAGATGTAACAGGCACAACTAGCGCCCTCAAAGTGGAGGGAACCGTAAATTCCCTTGATGTAACAGCCACTAATTCAACCGCTGGTATTCTGAAGGTTCAAACAGCAGCAGACGACGCCGTTGCTGTAAACTTGGTTTTACAAACTGGTGTTGACTCAGGAGTTGGGGCTAATGGCCTTGGATCTTCTATTCGATTTGCTTCAGAGGGTTCTACGAGTAGTCTAATTACTACAGGTTCAATTGAAAGCGTGGTAACAAGTGCTTCGGCTCCAACTACAGGTAATTTAGAGTTCAATGTAAGATCTACATCGGGACTAGTTAACTCGTTTAACTTAAATGATGATACGTCTGTAACCTTGCCTTTTTACGGAAGCGGCACTTTTACTAGCGCGCCTGAATATTTATTAGGCGTTGATGCTTCTGGAAATGTTGTTGAAACAACAGCCCCGCCAAAAGTATATCTAGCCACTGTCTCTCAATCTGGAACAGGAAATCCAACCGTTGCTGTTCTTTTAAATACTACAGGAGAGACTATTACGTGGGCTTATTCGAGTGTTGGAACGTACGAGGCAACAATAACAAATGGCGTGTTTGCTCCTGCTAAAACAGCTGTTATGGCTACTCTTGGTGGATACGCATCTCCTTTTCCATACAATGGCGCTCTTGTTAGTGTTGCTGGCATAAGAACTTCAAATAGCACTGTTCAAATTCTTTCTTTTGGTGCGCCAACTGGAGGATCAGGGCCAGAGTTAGCCAACGGAGTATTATATGGCGCGACTATAAGAATTGAAATCTACCCATAATGATAACTAATCTAGGTCAGATATATGAAGAGTTGCTCTTCCGCGCAGGTAAGGACTTGCGCGGAGGATACATAACTCCCGAAACCTTCAACAAGGGAATCAAGACGGTTAACCAACGATACTTAAACCGCCTGGTTGACCTTTTTGAAAAGAACAGGGAAATTACGAGCGACCTTCAGACCTTCATCAAGACCTTGGGAAGTCCTCAATATCCAGCGATGAATTTCACTCCGGTATTTGCTGGGGACCCGAAAAAGGGTGGATACGCCGACATTCCAAGCGACATTTGGTATGAGGCCTCATCTAGCTACCTTGAACTTTTAAACGTGAACTGCGGGCTTGAGACCAACTACAGAAGCGTTGAATTTGTTAGTCAGCATCAGTACGATGCCCGAATGAGAAACTCAATTACAAGTCCTGTAGACAACCCGGAAGAGAATGACCCAATCCTTGTCACACGAAACGACAAGTACTTCATTTATCCATACCTCCCACGCATCACGTTTACTTACATAAGAACTCCAAATATTCCTTACTTCGACTACGACATTGTTAACGGAGTTGCCGTATATTTACCTCCGGGTAGCGTACATACCAACAGCAGTGTTTTACCTGCCGGGACGGAGAGTTTGAGTGTTGAGTTTGAGTATCCTGAGAGCTGCGTAGACCACTTGATCGACATGATTAAGACGTATGTTGGTATTGGTAACGAGAACCAGTGGAATATTCAGACTCAAATGCCAAGTAAGGTATGATAACAAAACGCCAGGCCATAGAACTCATACAGCACAGGTTGACTGGGGGAGACACCCCAGAAGATTTGCGTCGTCTTTACCCACGCTCGGTTATTTCTCGTGTGATTAACATGGCTCTTGCAGACATTGTAAGCGCCAACCCATACGACGCGAGCGACATGGCGGTTCCCTACACGTTTACTCCTGCTTCTGACGCGAACGGATATTATGTAACCCTAAGCCCACAACCCGTGGCGGGTTCACTTGCTATATTTACGGTTACAGACGAAGGTACAGGAAATAATGAGTACATCATTCAGACAAAGGCAGAGGCGAATGCTATGAAAGTACTTCGCGGGGCAAACAGCTCGGCTGCTATTCTGTATAACAACAAACTTCGTTTTAACAAAAGGCCAGAAGGCGATGTAACGGTTGTTATGGTTCCCAACGTGTATCAGATGGCTGATGACGACGTTTTGATTATTCCTTATAACGAATCTGGACGCGGAGAGGTAATGCTTTTCCAAGCATGTATGCAGCTCTTGTCTACACAGCAGTACCAAGACGACTTGAACAACGACTCTATTGATATTCAGGATTTGGCAAAAGACACATCTCGCGTATATAGTAACGGATGACAATTAAAAATATAAAATATATAGCCACATCAGCCCTGTACCGCTTGGGGAAAAACCCCGTTGGTCGTGAGCTGAATTGGATGGTGCAAGTAGCAATCGACTACTTGAGCGAGAAGGCTCCCCTAGACGGGAACGTGTCTTTGAGAACAATCTACGGAAAGATTGACACTGGAGCAAGGGTGTTTACGATGCCCGGCGACTGCATGAGGATTACCAAGGTTGGACTCAAGTCTGGCCGTCGCATTTGGACTCTGACTCCGGACACGTCGTTGACATATCCAGAGGAGTTCTTTCAATGCGAAAGCGACAAGACCGACCCTGTAATTGCAGACGGCCTTTTCCCATACGGATACTTTGGTTTCTTTTACAACCAGACACAGTTTGGTTTGGGTGGTGGACGGAATCAGAACTATTACCGAATAGACGGCAACAATATAATTTTCGATCACAACATACCCGACGGACAGTTGGTAATCGAGTACTTCTCAAACGGATCAGATGTTAACGAGAATAGCCTCATCGACACGGCATACGCCGAGCCGTTCCGTTTGTACCTCATGGCGGAGTATTGTCTCCATAAGGGGACGGCACTAGACCGCTCAAAGTTCAAGGAATTACAGATGCAATACGAGGCAGCCCAGTGGAGTGCCAACATTTTGGTTAAGGCCCCACGACTGAGTGAGATGATTGACGCACTTGCACAAAGTTCAGAGTTTAATCTAGGATAATGGATTTCAACGAGATAATAACATTTGAGGGTGGTATAAACACCGACGACACGCCTCAGGGTATGCCCAAGGGCGACTATCGTGACTTTTCATACTGTCGTCTTGGTTATAATTCTGGTAACGCTTTTGCGGTGGAGACTTCGGCTGGAACGATTGAGATAAACAACCCAGACATTATCGAAGAAGACAAGGTGCTTGGTGCTACGCAGTGGTTGAAGGAAAATGCTATCGTTTATTTCGTTTACAAATACACACCACCCCCAGTACCTCCGTTCCCTCCACCTCCCGTGCCTCACCAGATTTGGGTTTATTATATCGCAAATCAGACCCATGAGCTTGTGGTTGAAGACATAGTGCTAAACTTCAGTCCCGACTGGCCAATCTTCCACGCCAACGTGGTAGATGATATCCTTAAGTGGACCGACGGACGCTGGAATGATCAAATGTATGAAGACGACGGAACTCGTCTCTTCAATCCTCCTTATCAGATTAATTTACGCAAGGCCCTTGACGGCTTTTATACAATAGTTGACCTTCAGACCATAGATGCGATTAAGTGGCCAATGGAGCCGCCTATCGTTAGTTATTTCACGGACACTACTCGTAACGACAACAAGCTGCGTGGGAAACTATTCAAGTTCATTATTCAGCCGATATACGAGAATGGAGAGATTGGTGTTTGGTCGATGTATTCTAACCTGGCCTTACCTGACCAGTCAGAACTCGTTAGTGGAACCAACTGGGTATTTCTAAACAACGACAACGTCATAAGGATTCAGTTTGATACAGGACCCAAGGTGATCAGAGGTTTTAACCTAGCTGTTCAGCAATTCGATAGAGATAGCTTTGGAACGATACCTCCATTTGGTGTATTCCTTCAGCTTAACAAGGACCAAGACTCTATAAACGACAACACCTTTTACACCGTAAACTTCTACGGAGGCGTTGCCACTAGTGCTGCTACGGACGTATTTAAGAACTACGACAGACTTCCGATAACTTCAGATTGTCAAGAATACCTTCCAACTAATCAGTTGGCCTATTCTAATTTCAGAGAAGGATATGATAAGCCTACTGAGGCCCCTTTTATTTTAGATGTAGAGATGGGCTATAACGTCAAGGAGATTCTTTGGAACTCTCTTGAATTTGGTAGATTGTATAATATTGGAATAACCGATTCGTCCCCACCATCAGGGCTGCCGGCTAATAGTTTTCTCTTTACATACGAAGGAAATGCGTATGCGGATGCAAATGTAAACTTTATTTTTCAAGCTGGGGACATCTTGCAATTTGTTACATGGGCAAATACGGGATCTCCTGAATATCAAAATAGACGACTTTTCTATAGTGTTTCTCAAGAAGATATAGAAACAGCCCTCGCGCTTCCTACTCCTTTTCAACAAAACGCATATATAATGCAGTTGATAGGCGACTCATTCATAGAGCAATGGGAAGCCACTGGTTTTTTCGCTCTCCCTGGAACTGTTTCTGTGTATACACCACCGGGATCCCCAGGGTATGTGGGAATGAGGTATTCAGCGCAAAGAATACAAGGTTTTAATGGGGCTATCAGGGCGATGGGTTGGCAAAATATATCCCCAGCATCTCCAAAAAACATAATTGGTGGAGACTTTACTTATGGTTCTGGCCTTGCTCTTAATCGAATATGCCGAGTTTACGCCGCTGGAGGTGCTGACGGCGTTATCGATGCTAGTTTTTATGTGGGATCTGGATTTAACGACACAGTAAATGTAATAGAGGTCAATCCAGCCGACAACTTCATAATTGTCGGCGGCAAGTTTACAGAGTCTGATGGCACTCCCAGAAATAAGATAGCTAGACTTTTCCCAGATGGTGGTACAGACCTAAACTTTAATATCGGAAGCGGTTTTAACGGGGACGTGTATGCCATAAAGATACAGCCCGACGGGAAGATTTTAGTGGGTGGTAACTTTACCGAATTTGATGGTCAGTCCGCAAAATTGATTGCTCGATTAAACACTGACGGAACCCTAGACAACAGCTTTACATCACCCGTATTAGCTGTAACACCTCTTTCTAGTTTTGTTTTTGCGATAGAGATACAGAGTACTGGAAAGATATTGATAGGTGGTATTTTCTTAAATATACCATCTGCTGTATCCAATGCCATGGCTAGGTTAAATACTGATGGATCTTATGACTCTAGTTATTTAGCGGATCCTAGTGGAGCTGTTTTAGCGATTCATCTTGAGTCCCCGTTTGACGTAAGTCCAGACGATGTTTGGATAGGTGGGTCTTTTAATGATTGCAATGGGGTTACTAGGGGCAGGATTGCCAAACTAGATCCGAACGGTAATTTGGACTTGACCTTTGATCCAGGTGTTGGCTTTGATGCGAATGTAAAATCATTAGAGCTTGGGCCAGCAGGCGCTATTGTTGCGACGGGAAACTTTACTACATACAAAGGGGTGCCGCGCGATAAATTGGTTTCGTTAAATGTCAACACGGCTGATTTTGTTGAGGATTTTGGGGCCTTTGACACGGCGCCTCTGTATATAAAAAACAACATTTCAACAGTTGGTGCATTTAATACACTTTTTGTTATGGGTGATTTCACCTATGACACAACCACTGCTAGAAATGGTATAATTATAGATTACACATCGCCATTATCATACAAGGATTATATTGGTTTCTATTCATCGCCAATTCCTCCCCTAGAGACAAGTTTTAAAGACTTGACTTACGACAAGATAACAGGCGCAACACCAAGTTTAAAGGTGGGGGCTACTCACGAGTTCGGCATTGTTTACGGGGACAGGGCATACAGAGACAGCACGGTTTACACTATAGATTCCATGAATCTATTTGTTCCATGGTTTTACGACATACCCGAAAGATCTAGTTTTATTGATCCTCAAAACCCGTTTGCTGTAACTCCACAGATTACAATAAATCACATCCCGCCAGTTTGGGCGACCAAATATTGGATAGTGGCAAAACCCGCTACTGAGATATTGAGTTTCGGTCAGTATATAACAAACTCAAATCAAGGAGATAGTTCTTACGAAATATCTGTACGCCTCGACTCTACAAATAGCAGATACGAAATATACTTAGACAACTATTACGAAACCTTCAATAAGGGCGCTAATATCAGGCACGAGATTAAGGTGGGTGACAAGTTGAGGTTCAAGAGGTCAAACTGGTATTACCTAGACTACCTGCCTTACATTGAGTTAGATATTGTAGATGTAACAGTAGACGGTCTTAATAGAACTATTGTTTACACGAATTTATTTGATCAGAATATAATCTCTCTTGGTGACGACTTTGCTGCATCAACTTTTAAGCTGTTCGGCCAGGAGCTTGAGATATACACCCCAAGACCATCTGTAGATGACACAGGGAATATATTCGTCTCTACATGGAAAGATGTAACCGAGGCGATTCAGGTAAAGAATCCTCATACTGAAGACAGGTCTCACGGGTCTCCCGTTCAGTATTACCTTCAGTGGAGTCCTGATTTTTTCAGCGGAAGCTATTTTTATATTAGCGGAGACCAAAGCCAATTGTCAGGAACGTCTTGGCCAAACTCAACCATCCATTATGCGGACGGAACAGTTTTCCAAGAAGCAACAAGTGTAAACGGCGCATCTTACGACAGCCTAGAAAATATCACGAGAATAGAACTAGCAACCGTTAGTCCGGACCCGACGATTTCTTACATAACACTCAACGGTCAAGACCAGGTGGTTAGCGCCCTAACGAGTACTACGCCTGCTTATTATCCAATCGATTACGGAGACGTTTACTTAAGACAAAGAAACAACCGCTCAGGGGTTGCTGGAGATAGGGCTATTTTGTATTGGTACATGGAGGACTTCAACTACTCTGACTACTTCCCGAGCAACATACATAATGACGGTAGACTTAGAATTGAGGATCAAAACGCCAAGATGACTCACCGCAAGGCGTCTTCTATTCACTCCGAATCTTTTGTGCTTGGAACGCAGATAAACGGACTTTCTTCGTTTGCTCTCGACAACCAAAATATCGAGGACATGAATCCGTTTTATGGAGAGATTGTTCGAACATATATGTCGGGTCGTGAGGGTAAGACGTTAAAATGTCTCCAACCAAAGAGAGAGAACTCTATTTACATTCAGTTCTACCCCAATGAGGTAGGCTCGGACTCAACGGTTCGTGTGTCTAACAAGACGTTTGCTTCATGGTTTGACTATAAAAGTCTTTTCGGGTGTTCTAATGCTGGAGCTGCAGCCGTTCTTCCAAACGGAGCGGTGATGTATTTTGACAATAACTCTGGTGTGTTTATCTACTCAGGAGGAAACGGTCAAATAGTAGTGAGCGAGATAGATCCCGACACCGGAAAGGACTACAAGTTCAGAACAAAGGCCAAAGCTCTTGCTAAGGCTTATAACGAAAGCGCGAATCCTATGGTTAGGACTTACGTCAACGAGACCGTTGGTGAGGTAGGCTTTGCGTTCACTTTTGATAACGAGGAGACCTACGAACACGTTGTGTTTGACTACGTGAACATGAGATGGCGTTCGACCTACGACTACAACTTCCGTCAGTTCTGCAACCTAGGACAAGCACTAGTTGGGTGGGGCAAGAACAATCAGTTATATGTACACAACCAAGACGGCGTGTGGACATTCCACGGCGACTCGTTCATTCAAAAGGTTACGTTCGTGTCAAACGAGCAGCCATTAAGACTCAAGCGATATCAGGACATTGTGTTAGTTTCGGACGACTTGTTCGCAATCGAGGCATCTTCTGAACCTAACAAGAGCTATCCACTCGGCATGAAAACCTTGATGTCCGAGAATCTTATCGGCACGTTCGAGGGATACGGAAGGACGAACTACAGAAAGAATCTGTATGACCCACGATTCTTTATAGAAGCCAACGTGAGCGAAACAAACACGAGTACGTGGATACTAAACGGCAACCAGACATCGCTTGTAGGGGAGACCATTACTATTATTCAGGAAGACAAGAATATATATACAGGGGTGATTACAAACCCCGTTTACAGCTCAGGACCTAACACCACAGCCATCGAGTTAGTCGGTTTACAGCCCGACACGATAGGTGTTGAGGGTACTTGGTACTTGAGTGAGAAGGTTTTATTAAACGGAGAAGATGTAAGGGCGAACGCCTTGACTCACACGCTGAGTTACGACCCCGCAGCTCCAGGAGCGTCGGGTGAAGGTTCTGTTCTTTTCTCTGTTGGAATTAAGGGTGTTTTATCTTAAATTTGCAAACCATGGCAGACGTAACATCAGGATCAGAGTCAAGTTTTTTTACCCCACAAATGGTTTCTGCCTTAGTGCAGATGGGTCCAGGCCTATTACAAGCATTTCAAGGAGGAAAGCAAACCAGAGAAGCCAAGAAGATGCAACAGCAGCTTGGCCCAAGGGTTAACTATGCGATACCAGGATCCGCAACACGAGCGCTTGCTCTAAGTGAAGAACAAGCTCGTCCTCGCACCATGTTTGGTCAAGACCAGATGCAGTACATGATAGACCTTGAGAATGCGAAGGCGTTTGCAAACGCATCGAAGGCTGCCACATCATCTCAAGACTTGCTTGGGGTAGCCACACAACTTGGCGAAAGGGGGCAAGAGAATCAACTCACCCTAGGCATGAAGGTCGCTCAAGACTATGGCGCTAGACAAGAGGCGTTGGGAAGAGCGTTGGCCAACATGGCTACATACGAAGACAAGGTAACGGCTGATAGACAAGCGGATTGGTACGAAAGAGCAAGAGCAGCCGCGGCCATGAGAGGTGCTGGTATGCAGAATCAAATGGGGGCTTTACAGGGATTAACTCAGGCAGCCGTTGGCTTCTTGGCAAGCGACGCCGCCAAGAAGTTGTTTGGTCAAAACACAGGCGTTGATGGCGGCACGACTCCAAGTTCGTACAATTTTACTCCGTCTAGCAGCCTTCCGACAACTTTCCAAACAACAGGTCTTTTCGCTAATGCACCAAGGTCTACGACAATGGCGCCTCAGGCAAATTCTTTTAATTTCTCAAGCCCGTTTGGTCCTTACGAAAGCGGTTATCAATTTGCTCCTACTGCAAGTGATTATGGGCCTTATGCCTCGGGATATCAAATGCCTGGCTCTACGCCAACGCCATCATCTATCCCATCGACTATATCTATGGGTGGAACACCTTATGCTGCTACCAATCCATATACAACATCACAAGCTACTACAATGAACCCATTAAGTCCATACGCGACAAATGCAGGAACTTCAACGGGCTGGAGTGGTTTTGGAAATCAATTTTTTAATTTTTAACGATTAAACAAGCATGGCAGAAGTAGCAAGCCAAGGAAGAGTAGGTCCAGAAGGCGGTGGTGAAGCTACCGTCTTTGACACGTCTGGTTTTTACGACACGATGTATAATATGCAAAAGGATATTATCGCTGAGCGTAAAAAGAAACAGGAAGAATTAAAGCTACAGCAGCAGACTTGGAACGCCCTTTTGGAGGACCCAGGCGACGTTTGGCAGTCAGACTTTGAGTACGTGAATAAGGCCGTTGAAGAATACAATAAATTTATTATAGATGACTTACGAGCTAATGGCATAGACCCCAATAATATGTCGCCTGAATTAACTCGTAAATTAAAGGCACTTGAAGCAAACATTCGCAGAACAACTGCCGCGGCAAAGGATAACGAAACTTACTACAATCAGTCCTTCAATATTCTTAATCAGGACAAGGCCAACAAGTACAATAAAGACCACGCAGCTAATTGGCTCAAGGAATACGCGGATCCTGCAAAGTCTCCGCAAGACAGGGCTAAATTACGTACCGAGTCCAATCCGTTCAAGATTAACTACAACATGATCGAGTTTATAGACGATACGATTCCAAAGGAAGAAGTTGTAGACAAGGGAAGATTAAAGATTACATCTCGGAACAAAGAAGCCCACAGAGGCTTGGTTTTAGATTTTATCATGAACGACCCCTCTGGGCAAGATGTGTTTGAATCACTCAAGAAGCCCGGGGAAGATGAAATAGCATTTGCTGAAAGGGTTGCCCAAGAAGGTCAAAAGAGATACCCAGCAAAAGAGGATAGACAAGTGCCGGCAGGCGGCGGTTCTGGAAGCCGTTCTGGAGGCGGCTCTGGAAGCGAGTCTGATGTTTTAATTACTGGACAAACCAAAGAGACCAACCCAAAGTGGGATCAAAGTTATTCTATAAACAAGGTTGCGCTAGGAAAGACTAAGCCCGTTTATGTTTACGACGATAAAGGAAACCCCGTTATGAATTTTGTCCCTGCTGACGGATTTTATTTGAAACCAGGAGGGGCTGTAGCCGCGGTTGGTTATGGAACGATAGAAGAAGTTCAGCCAGACGGAAGCAAGCTCGTTAAGCAAATTCAACTAGAGGTTGACTACGATAAAAACAAGGGCAACTTTGATGCTCAAGGATATCCCAATATCTTTGATGAGTTTAGAACAAGAACTGGGGTAACTACCTCTACAGGAAAAACATTTACAGGCGTACCACAAGGAGGATTCTAATGGAGATTAACCCAATATACAAGTTCATGAAAGACAATGGTCTCACCCAAAAGGACGAGGCTACATTTTTGTCTGAATACTCCGACCCTAATAAGGCGGCCCAACTTCATAAATTCATGGTAGATAATCAACTGACCACTAAAGGGTCCGACGATTTTTACAATGAATACTTCTCTCCTTCAAAAAAAAAAGTACCTACAGGCTCTTCAGCGCCTTCCGGGCAGCCTGGTCAGCCTTCTGCGCCGAGCTTTGGGCAAAAAATAACTGAGAAGATTGTAAACTCTGCAAGCGAAACCCAAGTTCCATTAAAGACGGGTTTTCAACAAGAGCAGGAGCAAAAGGAGGCTGAAAAGAAGGCTAAGATTCCTACGTCTAAATACTTTGAGGTTGACGTTGAGGAAAAGCCCGATGAGATTAGCGCACCTAAATTCGCTGATCCTATTGTCGTTGCTAAAAACTCACAGAAAAGCAAGGCTATTTTTAATTCTGTTATTGGCGATAAGGATATTTATAAGATGCCAACGCCGGGCGAATCCAATGAATATGCAGCGGACATTACAAGCAATTACTTAGATTATTTGGAGCTTGTTGGTTCCGGTAAAAGTGATACTTATAAAGAAAAATACAAGGCTTTAAAAGCGAAACCAAAGGCCGATAGAACAGATCAAGATGAAAAGTTTTTAAGACAAGTTGAATCTGAAGCCGTAGGAGAGTTTTATGATGCTAAGGAATGGGAGTTAGGTCAAGTATCAAATCAAATTGATGAACTTCAAAAAATAGCCGTAACAGATGAGCAAAAAGCTCAATTAAACGATTTGTATGGCAAGTACGAAAAGAAGAGAAATTCACTGCTAGGTACTTCAGCTGTATACGCTCAAAATAAACTGCAATACGGAAAGATTGCAGGAACCGAAATGGTAGATGAGGAGGCTAAGTTGCGCCGATTCGAAGCCCTTCAAGCAGGAGATGGTAAGACTGTCGAGTTTTTTAAGGGAATCGGAGGTGCTGTAGCGAATGGCGTATTAAGCGTGGCTCAAGTTCCTAAGGTTCTTGGTGATTTAGTCGGTGACACGGATTACGACTGGTCTGACCAAATGTACGACATGGTATCAGGTCAAAAGTCTGATTTAGATCGTGAATTTGGCGCACCATTACCCCAAGGCAAGAATATGTCCGACCTTCCATTTACCGCTCGACTCGCAGTTGTTGGCGGTAACGCAATAGGTTCAGCGGCTTTATTTGCTGCGGGAGGTACATTAGGTGGGGCAACGTCGCTTGGTCAGTCAGCAGCCACATTTGGAACCGCTTTTTTGACTAGTGAAGCAGACTACTACCAAGAGGCTCTTGATGCGGGAATGTCTCCGCAAGAAGCAGCGTTTACAGGTACATATCTTGCAGCTCAAACAGCTCTCGTTGAATCGATTATTCCTGATGTTAGATACTTTCAACCTAGCGCATTTAGAAAGAGCGTAATGCAAGGCATCATCTCCGGTGTAGGCAGGGGTATTCCCATAAAAGATGCTGCTAAATTATCTTTGAAAAATACGCTTAAAGCCATACCCGAATCAGGAATAGCATATACCAAGACAGGCGTAAAGGAAGCAGGAGAAGAGCTGCTTGGTCAAGTGGGAGAAGATGTGGGTAAGGAAATGATAAACGCTGTTGGAAAAAGAGAATATTTCAACGACACATTTAATGGAGAGGCTTATACTGACGCTATTCTAGGAGGATTTATAGCAGGCGGAGGGTTGTCTGTGTTTTCAAGACCAACTCCAAAAAGCCCCGTACAACAAGAAGCGATGCGTGAGATAGTTGACAGAAGAGACATGTTGACTGAGCGAGGCACTGCTGCCGATAAAATAGGAAATAAAGAAGACTTAAAAGACTTCAATGAAGCAACTGAGGTTTTCGATGCTATGAGTTCTCACAGTGCATGGAAGGGCATGAGTCGCGAAAAGCAAAACCAAGCCTTCGCCCTCGCACAACAAGCTGCCCTGATGAAGAAGGAGCAGGAGAGAATGAAGAAGCTCAGAATACCAGATGAGCAAAAGGACGCGGAGATTAAGCAGTTGGAGGACGAGGTTAACGCCATGTTCGCCGATCAATTAGAACAGCAAAAACAAGCAATATATGATCAAGAAAACATCCAAGGGCTACCAGGTCAAGTCGGAGTCGGGCAAGAACCTATCCAAGCCGGGGCTATCCAAGGCGCAGGCACAGAAGCGCCTCAAGCAGGTGGAGTACTTCAAGCACAAGGGCAAGAAGTAGTTCCAAGCAGAATATCCGAAATAAACAACCTCGAACAGGCGTTGTTTGAAAACGAGGTTCAGCAAAACGAGACCGGCACAGGCACTATGTCTGAACAGCAAATTGCTGACGTTACTGCCAAGCTAGATGAGATGCGCTCACAGAACAAAGAGGGTGGCCTCAATGAAGTTGAAACACTGATGAAGCAGGCACTTGGCGAGAATTTAATTACCTCGGCAGACATCGACAAAATGGTTGATGAGGGCAGCGTAGAAATCAAGTGTCCCCCAGGAACTAAGAAAGCCGAGCATGGCATGAAGATGGGCTTCATTCCAGGTGGTAAGTGGGACATCGTAACAGAGTTTAAGGGAAAGAGCCACGAGGACGGCGGTATAGACATCGAGGTGCTAGGTGGAAAGATAAGCTACACCGGAAAGGAGCCAAACCTCAAAGCTAAGAGAGGAGGATTCTTTAAGAGCATAGGTTCGGGAGTAAGAAACGTTGTTTCGAAAGTAAAAGACGCAGGTATTGTGTCAAAAGCAAAAGATGTTGGCTTTGCTTATTCCGACTATGTGTTAGGATCGGTTGGTAATGTGGCCGGTATAAAGTCTATGCAAGACATTATAGATGAGGATCAATATAGTAATGACAGACTTGACCAAGGAGTAAACTTTGCAGGAAAGCTCGCAGGGACAGCTTTGAAGGTTATTCCTGTAACCGCACCGATAGCAGGAGCTGTAGGCACGGCCGGAGGTATAGTCAATAAGGTCGGTGGTATCGATGAGAAGTATTATGACCCTTCTCAGCACGACACCAAGCTAGATAAGGCAGGAGATATAATTAGCACGGTCGGAAGCGTTGTCGGCATGGCGGTAGGAGCCGGTACAGCAGCAGGGGCTAACAATGCTCTTGCGGCAGGAGGTGATTTAACAGCGGCCCAGCAAATGTCGGTGGACATGGCGGGTATAAACAAGGTTTTAGGATATACATCTAAAGGCGCAAATATGTTTGGGATTGGAGGCGGTAGTCAACAGCCACAACAAATGTTCTTGCCACAGTATCAACCTCAGCCTAGTGCTATGCCGCAGCAGACATTCCCGAACCCTTACCAACAAACGCAGTACGGAATGCCGTATCAGCAAACATATTCTAATAATAGAAGTGATGTGGTAATGATAAATGGTGTAAATTACGCTCCCGATCAGTACGGTAACCTAATCCCTCTAACTTAATGCAAAAGAAAGTATTAGAAGTCGAAGGCGAAGAAATTGCGATATTCTCTACTAAGGGGATCATGGCTATCGTGCCTAAAAACAAGGTTAACTGGGTAAAGAAAAAGCTAAATGAGGGGTGCCACGAGTGCATCGACGAGTTTGTGAAGACGCTTCCCGACTTTGATAATCAACAAAAAACTGATAAGTAGTAATGGCAAAAGGCTGCGTATATATACCCAAGACAGGAAAGGATGCCGGTAAGGTGTTTGGCTCTAAGGAGTCACTTGCCGCGCACATGAACTATACTCCTGCGCTTACTGATTTGATGTCTAAGTTTGAGCAGTCGGGCGGTAAGGCGGATATCGACAGCGTAACAAAGTGGCTTACTGATAATGGGTATTTGAAGGAGAAGCCTAAGGGTAAACCAGGCCGCCGTGAAAGACTAGCCAAACTATTTGAAGAACCTAAGGTAGAGGTTGCACCTACTGAAGAGGCAGGGGTGGAAGCTACTCCTGAAATGACTCCTGAAGAGGTTAGAATCAATATGAAGCCGATCACAGATGAGATGGCTGGTATTGAAATGGAGTTTTCTAATAACGGGTATTCTATTGACTGGGATTACGACGATGAGATAATCATCACCGATAAAAACGGGGAGATAGTAGACGCCGAGGAACTGCCTGAAAAACTTCTACCTCTTGCAGCTCAATACGAAAAGGCGACGGCCGGCCTTGCAGGGTACGACTTCGAGTCGTATCGAAAGGCTCTTGAGCAATCAAGAAAGGATGTTGGTGGAATAGAGACTGAGTTTGAAGAAGTCAAACCACTAGCAATTACTGAAAAAACCGAAACACAGCAGTTAACATTAAAAGACGGAAGAAAGATTTCTCCAACAAAAATAAATGGCAAAACTACTTTCTTTCACGCATCATCTAAGAAGCGCGAAGGAAGATTAAGGGCGAACACAGCACCTCAATGGGGTAAGGCTGTTTACTTCGCCGGTAGCCGCAAAGGAGCGACTGATGAGTTTGGTGGAGATAATGTAACTGAGGTAAACCTTGACCTTAAAAAACCCTTATACACAAACAGCAAAGAATTTCAGGCTGTCGAAAAGAAGGCTGCTGAGCTATACAACAAAGCGATGTTGCCTAAAATACGTCAACGCGAGGCTGAATTTGTAAATGGCGATTGGAAGTTTTTTAATGAAGATTTTCAAGCTCAATATGACAAGAAGGGTTACATTGATTTCTATTCCGCTAGTGACATTGAGGAGGGCAAATACTTTGGTGAAGCAGCACAAGAGCTTGGATACGATGCTATAATAGATGAGGGCGGTCAGTACGGAACCGAAATAGCTGTGCTTGACGAAAGCGCTATTATTTATCCGGAGGACGTAAAGACGGCCTTAGAAGCATCTCAAGCTGTTAGTGACAGAGATGTAATTTCAGTTACTAATTATAATGAAAAGGCGAAGAAATTAGCTCACGCAGTTAAAGATGGGGATGCAGATGCTATTGACGCGATGGCAAAAGAAATGGCTGCAAAAGTTCCTGAAAACGCCGTACTTATTCCAATGCCAAGTAGAAGTGGCAAGGCTACTAATATGAAAGATTTGGCTGAAGCCATTTCAAAAATATCCGGTGCGCCAGTAGCGGATGTTTTGACTGGTAAAAAACGCAAATCATTATATGAAGCAAAAAAGAAAGGGGAAACCATAAGTGCGGATGATTTAAAAATGCAGCTGACTGGCGAATTACCAAAAGGGAAAATTCCTATTATTATTGACAATGTTCTAGCGACTGGGGCAACATTTAAGGCGGCAAAAGAGGCGATTCCTAATGCAAAAATAATTGTTCATTCAGTTGATCAAATCAAAGCAGGTGGCGCTGGTGTAGAATCAAAGCCGTTTGAAGCCGTGTTGTGGCATGAGGGGTATGGTGAAAAAACAAAAGGAGACGCAGTTTATCTTGAATCAGAAGAGGCGTCGAAGGCCGCTTCAGGAAAAGGAAAACCATACAGGGTAAAACTAAACAATCCATATATAGTAGAAAAGGATGGGGATTTTGATTTGATAAAGGGATTTATTGATGAGTTTACAAAAAACAATCCGCAATCAAAATGGCATCCGGACACAACAAAATATGTAAATGATAAATTAAGAAGGTTAGGTTATGATGGCTTAGTCATAAAGCAATCCGCAATAGATACAGACAAGGGGTACGAAGATATAGAAAGCACTTACGGTAACGCTCAGGTCGTAGCATTTAATAAGAACTCTGTAAGCCCGGTTGAACAAGTTGAAGCAGAAAAACCAAAGAGCAAGCTCGACGAAAAGAAAGCTCTCGACCAATCGGTAAATGAACTGATTAACAAAAAGAACCGCTACAATAAGATTGCTAAGAAAAGAAAACCTCTAGCTGGCAATTTATTGAATGAAATTAAAGAAGAAGCCGACAGATTAGGCTTTGCCACATCCCCTGCGTTAGGCGGAAACATCAAGCTCGTTAGCAAGAAAAACGCCAAGGCAGTATCAAGAAGGAATGTTGATCGCAAATTCAATAAAGAGCGAAATGAAAAGGTCAAAGCAGCGAAAGCGATGGCTAATGACTTTACGTTTGGACTTAGAGGAAGTATTTTGCTTTATTTCTTAAACGGAGGAAAGATCAGCACAACATCTTCAGAGTTAGGAAGGGATAGTAAAGAGTTGCAAGCAGCTAAGAAAGCGGGAATTGTATCCGACACCGGAATAAGTGCGAGTTCGATAGCCAAAGAAGACCTTCCTGAAATGGGTGCTGCCGTTTTTGATGAGTTAGATACTGTTGCACAAATCCAAGATGTAGTGGCTTCATTTGAGAATAAAGAACAAATGGAGGACGAACTTGTCGATATGCTTGATAAGTTTAACAGAGACATGCAAGAGGCGGCTGAGTACGACTCTATGCGTAAGATAAACCAAGGAATTGAAGAAGGTCGCATTGATGAGGGTGAACAGGTTGATTACTTCGAACTACTTCCAGAGGATGAAAAAATAAAATTAATAGAAGAATATGAAAGATTCAAACAAGAAGTCGACCTTGGACAATTTGACCAACAGGGAGAAGGTCTTCCTAGCGATGTTGCATCGTCGCAACAAGAAGAAACAGCTAGAGAGTCTAAATCAAAAAGACTCCAAAGGGCAGAAGAACTAAGAGCAAAGGCTCAAGATTTAAGAGACGCTTCAGGCGGAACGCTTATGGCGGGTCCAAAGTTACTTGCCGCCGCATACGAAGCCTACGCGACTATTCTTGAAACCACCGAAAACATTATTGAAGCAATCAAGAAGTTCAAGGGAACAAAAGAATACAAAGACCTCGATGTTAAAAGCAAGAAGGAATTAGACGTTGTTCTTGCAACTGACGCGGTTGAAGAAGAGATTTCTTCGGGGAGAAATCCTCAAGAGGTTGTTGACGATTTAATCGGAAGTCAAGACTGGTATGGCGACTTGAGTGATGTTCAGAAAGAACAGTTGAATGAAATCCTTCAAGACGATTTTGGAGTTACGGTAAGCAAGCCAAAACAAGTGACGCCACTTGGGGAACAGATTTCAAGTATTGTTGACAATTACTACAAGCTCAAGGACGGAGATCGTTCCGCGAAGGATGCCATCAACGAAATTTTGGACGCTGACCCAAAGTTGAAGTATATTTACGACAATATTCGCAAGATTAACAAGCAACTGCAAGAAGCAGGTGTGATAACAGATAAAACCGACGGTTGCCCGTAATAAAACATGAAACCTCATAGTTTAGACAAAGGTGTAGTAGACCTACTAGCTCCACGCCATCTTGACGAGATGGATGCATTTTACTTCTATCGTGCCGCCAGCAACTGGTGTCAGGGTGTTGGTTACTTCAAGGCGGCTGCCTTTTTCGCGGCTGAGTCCCAAGACGAACTCGAACACGCGGCCAAGATTGAAAAGTATTTGGTAGACTGGAACATTACCGTTCCACTTCCGACTGTACCTAAGCCGCAGGTGGATTTCTCCGGGCTTCTTGAGGTGCTAGAGGAGGCGTATAAGATTGAGTACGACCTGTACGAGGCGTATGAAGAAACGTCCAAGAAACTTTTCAACATGGATCTTTGCACGTTTGACTTCTTGCAGCAGTTCCGTTTGATACAGACCAAGTCTGTTGCGGAATATAGCGACAAGCTCAACCTGCTCGAAGACGTAGACGGCAAGGATAAATTCAAGTTATTACTTCTCGAAGAAAAACTGTTCTAATGGCTAAACCCTGTAAGGTAATAATCAAGACTTCTAAGGGCGCTACTCCAAAGGAGATGACCTTTGAGGACTACATGGAGATGCTCTATAACGGGGCGTTGGAAAAGTTTATTGCCGACGGTACGATAAATACTAATCGCCTTGAGGGTGATAACCCTTTCGTGGCAACCCCACCCAAGCCACCTGCCCCTGGTAAAAAAGAAACCGAGGAAGAGAAACCAAAGAGACGCCGCAAGGCATTGTTTGGAAGAGCGGTGAAGGGCATGGATGTAGAAGCGGCCAAAAAAGCTATAGACAAGTACGGATTGACCTACGATGTAGAAAGCAGAACTGACGCAAGAGAAGCTGCTCAGAAGTTTGTGGATGCAGTTGGTTTTGACGACGCGTTACAAGCGGTAAGGGCGAGCATGATGGAGGACGGGGCCGCGGCATACGTGTTTGCAGAGCTTATCGACCAGGTGGAAACAGACATGGAGTACGCCGAGACCGATCAGGAAATGGCTGAACTAGTGGACTTGCAGCAAAAGCTATTCAATGAGTTTGACCGCAAGGCAAGAAGCGCCGGTAGATTCATATCTTCTTTGGATGATATTTATCGCAACTCTAAGTTTGGTTACTCTGCCGAGAAGAAGATACAAGAGTACAAGAATAAAAACGAAGGGTTTATCCCAGAAGAGATTGAGAAGAAATTCCGCAAGCTCGATGAGAAAATCAAGGAGTTGAACGCTAAGTTGAAAGAAGCGGAGGCTCGTGCTAAGAAAGCTGAGGAAGATCAGGTTATAGCAAGCATAGTAACTAGCGTCAAGCAAAAGCAGACAGCTAAAGTCAGTTATACTCAAAAGGCAAAGTCTGTAGCGGATGATTTCCGTAAGAAATTAAAGACAAAGCCAGTTCAGTTCAAGGATGCCAATGGTAATGTTATTCCGATTAAGACTCAGGGTGTAACCTGGAATGACTTAGTTGAGATTGGGGCAAAGGCGATTGAAGCAAGCGGTAAGATTGCTGACGGTATCGCGGCAATGATGAACGCCGTTGAGCAGGAAGAATGGTATAAGAGATTAAACAGCACAGACAAAGACGCTGTTCGCGCACAGGTAGAGGGCCTGTTCTCTGAGGAGACTCCGGGAGATATTCAGATTCCGTCTGGAATGATTCGCAGTTTCGTAGAGTCGGGTATCGATAACATGGACGACCTTGTTTCGGCGGTGAAGGCCATGGTTTCAGAGACATATCCAAACGCTACAGATCGTGAGATTCGTGACGCTATTACTGGTTATGGAAAGGAAGTAACCAAGACGGCTGATGATATCAAAGATGAGATTAACAGACTTAAGCGAATAGGGAAACTCACATCGAGAATCGAGGATTTGCAAGCTGGTATTGAGTCTGAGAAAGACCCTAAGAAGAAAGCTCAAAAGACCGAGGAAGAAAAGAAGTTAATTAAAGAGGTAGATAACCTTTTGGAATCTACCGGAATCAAGAACGCCAAGAGACTTGAGCAAGCCAAGCAGCGTGCGGCAAGGAGAATCGAAGAACTTCAGGAAAGATTGGATACGGGCAACTTCTCTAAAAAGAAGGCAACTACGCTTACTGAGGATGAGGAATTAGCCAAACTGCGCGTAGAAAAACAAAACTTGCAAGACGAGTTTGATACTGAGTTATACAAAGTAGAGCTTCAAAATAGAACTAAGTTCCAGAAGTTCCGCGACGGACTGCTTGAAATATGGAACATCCCCCGCGCACTTATGGCTACGGGTGAGATTTCATTCATGCTTATTCAGGGTGGCATACAGACTTTATCTCACCCCATGAATGCTGCTAGAGCGTTCTATAAGGCAATACAACACTATTGGAGTGAAAAGAAAGCAAAGGAGTGGGGTGATTTCATTAAGACTCGACCATATTATGAGGTGATGAAAAAGTCTAAACTTTCTTTGTCGGAGTTTGATGCCAAGCTCAATGCTAAGGAAGAACAGTTCTTGGGTGGATGGGTTAATTTCTTATGGGACTATGCCGGTTGGCCGCTTAAGTTTGCGAGCAGGCAGGCGTATGAAAGATGGAAACAACTCAATGTATTCAAGAAGTTGGAAAGGGCGACGGTTGGCTACATGAACACTATTCGTATCCTTCGCTTCGTAGATGGAATGGAGAAACTGAAGAAGCAAGAAAAGAATTTTAACGACAATCCTGAAGATTATAAGAATGTCGCTGACGTAATAAACACTCTTACAGGTAGAGCGTCACTCGGTCCTTTGGAGGGTGCGTCTAAGGCCCTTTCAACGGTATTCTTCTCGCCACGCAACTGGGCGTCTGTTCTTAAGACCATGACTCCGCTCGCGTTTTATCACTTCGGCAAGATGGGACAGAAGGGGACGTATAAGCCATCGGTGGCTCAGAAGATGGCTATGGCCGACTTCATGACTTATATGGCTATTACAGGTTCTTTTGTTGCTTTGGCAGCATCTAAATTCAATGACGACGACGACGAGGAGACAGAGGTTTCTTTGGATCCATACAGCTCAGACTTCATGAAGATTCGTCTTGGCAATACCCGTATAGACCCATGGGCAGGTAAACAGCAGATGATCGTGTTTCAAGCTCGCATGATTATGAACGCAATCACCAAAGAAGGCAAGACTAAAAAGCTGGGAGAAGGAATGTTGACTCCTACTCGTGAACAGCTAGGATTACAGTTGATAAAGAATAAATTATCTCCGTCCGCTGCGCTTATATCTAAATGGGCGGAACAAAAGGTAAATAAAGAAGGCAACCCATCATTGTATGGTAAAGAGCTTATTTTATCAGATGAGCTTGCTGGTAGTCTTTATCCTATGTACATAGGCACTGTAAATGAGCTTTGGGAAGATCAGCCGGAAACCGTAGCAGGCTTCTTGACTGCTTATGCTTTCTTGGGAGGTGGCGTCTCTACTTACGGGAACGAAAAAGAGAAAGAAAAAGAGGAAAAAGCAAAGATAAAAGAGTCAAAGTAACATATATTTGTAAGCGCAATGCAGCACGATATCAATCACACGGATATGACAGGAGACGGATACGCAGACGGAGCAGCGTCAGTTTTATTGACCACATTTGCTACCGTACTTTCATGGCAGGAACAGGCCGAGTGGGCCTTCCGAATCGCGTCTCTAATACTAGCCTGCACTGTGTCTATCGTCGTTCTTTATGGACACCACAAGAAGTCCAAGGCGAAGCGTTCTACCAAGTAATTTCTCCCTTCTGTAATTGTATACCTTCTGAAAACACAGAGGGCGGTGATCAGCCCGCCCTCAAAGTTCTCGTCTCCCGACTGCACTGATGTGCGCGAACTTGCAAGGCAAATATATGACATTTCTTAATTAATACAAAATAATTTGCATAACTAAACATGAGGGTATATATTCGCCCCGGTTTTGGTAATAAATAGTGTTAGTGATTATTGTTGGTTAACCCAGGCAACGGCTTGGGTTTTCTTTTTATATTTGCATTCAATACAACGATATGATAGAGCTGAAAATAGCGGACCCAACACCGCATGAATTAAGTGAATATAGAGTACTAATTAAGGAGCTGAAGGAAAAGTTCCCCGACGCAAGTGTAATTGTTGACAGGGGACAATCAGATTACGCGATTAGTATTACATCAATATGGATAGACGATGACAAATACACAGACTCGCATTCCGCAATTTACCCCTCGGTTCCCAACAGGGGGACGGCGCAAATCAAGGCAGACATTCTCTCCCTTACCTTCGCTATGCGCGAACTTGGGTTTGATATCAAGTTCTTGGACAACGATCCGGTCATTCGCGAGAAGGTTTCGATAACCCGTGGTAAGCTCGATTCTTGTGTATCTCTTCGTCAAATGGTGGAACTGCTGGAAGAAGCGAACCACGAAAAGCTCGACGAGGTAAAGATTCTGATTGAAAACAAACGAAAGGAAGGCGGTCGTCCTAGCAAGAAGTCTGTAATCGATTTTATCTTTTCTGGAGCTAAGGAAGAGAAGCGTGGGCAGCCTGTACGCACTGGTCCGGAGTGGGCGCGAGTCAAGATGGAGTGGCGTGATAAATTTCCTACGTCTAAGTATGTGAAAATGTACAAAAGTCTCGACGAGTTTTGTACCTTTGCTTCTGACGCAGAGTGTAAATCATGATTTCAACAATTACAAAGATACAGATCGAGGGAAACAACGTCGTATCTTTCTTAAACGGGACGAACTACCAGATAGGCATGAGTCAAGTCATGCCCCAGGTTCCTACGTATATTTCATACGGGTATGATACGATCACGATAACACAGGACGGGTCTAAGTCGTTTCAGTTTACCGTCTATACTGTGACTGAGGTTGGTGGTAACTTTTTTACTGCGATTGACTCCAACAATACGGCTGCTGAAATCCAGGCAAAGACCGTTGAGATTTACAGGCTCCTTGTAACATCTGTGTTCAAGGGATGCTGCGAGTGTGGCAACACAGAGCCGGAGTGTTCGATTCAGTACACAGCAGGGAGCGACCCGACTGTTTCCGGGACATTGTATGACGGTGGCTCGGTAATACGAATAAACTATTTTACCGCCAACAACCAAGACTTTACGGGTTTCTGGCCCATTGTCCAAGACGGCTCGTGGATATTCATATTTAGTAAAACAGATCCTACCGTTTACGGTGTTTATCAGCTGTCTAACTATAGCGATTTCGGAACATTCGCGCGGTTTGACTCTACATTACTTGCAGGCCCTGCGGGGTTCCCTGACGGAACTCAGCTCTGCGTGGATGTTACTTCTGTTGGAGGTAATCTGATAGACACTCTGCAAGAAACTCTTATTTCTGGATCAACACTTACTCAAAATAATACGATTGACGGAGGAGGATTTGACCTTTTATTCGACAACAACTTGTCGTTCACGGCTAACGTGCCTTCCGGTTCTGTAACCGCTGATTCTACGGGAGTGTCCATCACATCGGGTGGTAAATCCGTAGAGGTTACACCGACCTACGTTGACATCATAACCCCTAACCACGGAACTGCTACAACCGGAATGGTTCTGGCTTTGGATGCGTCGGGCCACGTAGAATATACGTCGGCAGGCAGTGGATCAGGGACGGTCACCTCGATAACAGCGGGGACAGGACTCGATGGCGGGACGATAACAACAAGTGGAACCATTGACCTTGCCGACACGGCTGTTACTCCGGGGGCTTATACAAACGCGAACATAACCGTTGACCAGCAGGGGCGCATTACTCTAGCGTCTAACGGGACCGGGGGATCATCAGACACTCTTTCACCTTTATTATTAATGGGAGCATAAAATGGCAACAGTATATAAAACATTAGGACAATCGAGTCCATCAGCAACAACAGAGACGGCTCTGTACACGGTCCCGGCAGCCACATCGGCGATTGCTAGTTCTATTGTCGTGTGCAACAGGTCATCTGTTTTGTCAACTTTTAGAGTATCGGTAGCCGTCGGTGGCGGGGCAACTGCTAACAAGGATTATATTTACTATGATTTACCTATCGGGGCAAACGATACGTTTATTGCCACGGTTGGCTTAACTTTGGCGGCTACAGATGTAGTGAGGGTTTACGCCTCGAATACCAATTTATCGTTCTCACTTTACGGATCTGAAATAAGCTAACATGGCACAAGGATACTCATCATACAACATAATTAGTAGCGAGATTTCGTTTGCAAATACTCCTAACATAGATGCCTTCGGAAGACTAAGGGTAAGCGAGCCATTCACCTTGTTTGACTCAAGTCATAGATTTGCTGATAATGGTCTGTGGTCTACAGCTACCGCAACAGGTGGGGCCGCTACATTTAATTCTGCTCAAGGACTAGTTGATTTAGATGTAACCGCAGCATCAGGATCTGAGGTTCTTAGAGAAACTACAAAAGTGTTTTCGTATCAGCCTGGCAAGAGCTTACTTGTGCTTTCCACATTTGTGATGAGTGCAGCTAAGACCAACCTCAGACAAAGAGTTGGTTACTATGGTGCACAAAACGGTTATTATTTAGAACTTAACAATACCACGGTAAGTTTTGTAGAGAGAAGTTTTGTTACGGGGTCAGTTGTAAACACTCCGGTGGCCCAAGCAAGTTGGAATGTTGACCCGATGGATGGTTCAGGACCTAGTGGAATCACGCTTGACCTAACAAAGGCCCAGATCTTGTTCATGGATCTAGAATGGTTAGGGGTAGGAACAGTTAGGATAGGCTTTGTTATAAATGGGAACTTCTACGTTTGTCATAAATTCCATCACGCCAACTTGATTACCTCTACCTACATCACGACAGCATCATTGCCGTTGAGATACGAGGTAACTAACACAGGCGCTACAAGTGGTGCTAGTACCTTAAAACAGATATGCTCTACCGTACTGTCTGAAGGAGGATATCAACTTAACGGATTACAACAAGCAATCGGGCTTCCCGTAACCACTCCAAAGAACTTAGCAGTAGCAGGTACATTTTACCCTATAGTAAGTATACGTCTTAAAGCATCCCCTGATCGATTAGATGGCATAGTAATATGTACTGCTATTTCTGTAATAGCAACCAGCACGGGATCTTATAATTGGCAGGTAATAGCAACTGGAACTACGACGGGCGGTACTTGGGTAAGTGCAGGAGCAAACTCAGCTGTAGAATACAATATAACAGGCACTAGCTTTTCTACAGGTAGTGGAAGAATACTTGCTAGTGGATTTTTTAGTGTGTCAAACCAAGGGTCAACTCAAGTTGATATCCTTAAAGAGGCGCTCTTTAAAACACAGCTTGAAAGAAATGGATTAACCTCAACCCCATTTGAACTTACTATTGTAGTCGCTACTGATAATGCAGGCGGTGACGTTCTTGCGTCAATGGACTGGGAAGAAATAAGCAGATAATATGTCACAAGGATTTACAAAAGGAACCCCGATTGATACCGACCCAACCCTGTCGCTCGATAGTGACATTGTTGTACCTTCTCAAAAAGCGGTCAAGACATACGTAGACAATGGGTTATCTACTAAGGTACCAACAACTAGAACATTAACTATTAATGGAACAGCACAAGACTTATCAGCAGATAGATCCTGGACTGTAGCAACTAGCTCAGACTTGCCTGAGATATCTATAAGCACAGCTAACGCAAGGGAGGATAACTATGCTCCAACAGGGTGGCCAGGTACATCTGATATAGTTAAAGTTATTAGGATTAATTCTACCAACACAGACTCTATGATGTGTCTTGGAGGATTAGCAAGCCCGACAGCTGGTAGAATAGTTACAATCTATAATTCATCAACAGCAAACAACTTAATAATCATTGAAAATCTATCTACCTCATCAACTGCGGCTAATAGATTTAGAATGACAGCTAATTTACCGTACTTCTTGCTTCCCAACAGAAGTGTTACATTCTTATATGATGGTACTTATTGGACTCAGTTTTCTGCCAGCAACTCTGGTGGATTTGATTTCTTTGACGATTGTACTGGTGGAGGTTCCGGTTATGTTACAACTAGTACTGTTGGCATGTCTGGTGTACATGCTTCAGGTACAAGTGCCGGGGTAAGAAGTGGAAATTTTGGAGTCTCTGACGGTTTTGGTGAATATGGTTTACAAACAGGAACTAGCACTACAGGATTTGCATCCGTTTCTGCACAAACTAGGAGAGCTGGTGGAAACAATGCATTTGGAGCATACAGCGGTACCTATGATGTACCTTATATAACAGTTTCTAAAATTGCTTTGAGCGCTTTAGCTACAGTTGCTCAAGACTACAGAGCTCACTTTGGAATGAATGGAACGTCTTCTCTTCCTGCAAACGCACCAACAATTGGGTATTTGTGGTCTTATGAAGGTACAGCAAATTCAGCGTGGACAGCAAGAACTCAAAATACAGGAGGAACAACATCAACTGTAACTACGGGATTGACCGCTAGTGCAGCCTATGTATGGTTAGGTGTATATAAACCGGGTGGATCAACTATTAGAGATGCAGTGTATTTTTATTCAAGCAATGGAATAATATATCAAATGGCATCCAAGTTTGTAGGAGTAACTGGTACTTATGGAGGGAGTCCTACTGTTGTGATAGGTTCGATAGCAGGAACAACAGCAAAAGAATTAATAGTAGACTGGATAGGCACATCATTTAATCTTGCACGATGATATACTATACATACAAAATAGATTATACGGACAATAATGGGCACGTTTCTACTGTGTCTCAAACAAGGGCTTGTGAGGATGTAGACTATCCTACCAGTTTAGATGATACAAAACTTATTGTTCAGCAACAAGCATGGGCGTTAAATAACTTTGTCCTCGTTACAGTCTACACGGACTCTACAACGATTATAACCCAAGCAGAATACAATAGGATAGTTTCTGATCCAAACGGATCTGAACCTATTGAGAATTGGGACCCAGACGTTCCTTTAAACGATACCCCATAAACACAGCACATTGGAATATACAGGTTTAAAATATAAAAATGCAAAACTTAGATAAGTCACTACGGTTATTGAACTTGCCTTCGGAAATGGGGGCTATCAATGGGCAGATCAACAAGAGGACAACCAAGTCCCTTGTAGAAATCTGTTTGATGGATTACACTAAAATGGCCAAGGGGGCTAATGGGAAGTTCGGGCCGACTATTACCTACAACTACGTCATAGATTCAGCGGTCTCGTTGTTCGGGGCCTATCCCCTGAACCTTGCCGCGATCCACCTGCATTCAAGCAATATGGACCTTGTCAGCATGGAGAACGGAACCTTTGTATTCTATCGTCCATACGAGGAGTTTACTATCGACACGGTGCTTGACTCAAGCGGAAACCTTGTTAATCTCCCAGAGGGAACAGGACAGAAGAGCTGGACCGGGTGGAACGAGGTTCGTATTGTACCGACGACTAACGGTTATGACTATAATTTCTACTACGAGCAGGGGTTTAATAACTACTTCGGGGTCTATTACCCACACGACGATAACGTGATGTGGAGGTCAATACTTCGAAAGACCTTTATCAAGACTACATCGACCCCAAATCCGACACGTTTTACCAAGTCCTACCCTAAGTATACTATTGCTGAATTGAAGGCAAAGACAGGGCTGAATGACTTCCAACTAGCGGACGCTTTCGGGACCACATGGCACGTCGAGTTCAAGAGCCACGACACACACTGTTTGAACATTGCTTCGGACATTGTTACGGTTGACGACACCACGTTAAAGGGTGAGGTTTATATCAACGGAATATTGGCTAAGGACATTCCGTATACCAGCCTTATCAGTTCGTATGGTAAACCACTCCCGGACTTCGTGTGTAGGTGGAAGCTGTATAATGACAAGTTCACAAAGACCGGAACCAACATGTTCGGGACTGCGTGGGATATTACTCTGTACTCCAACCAAGACACGACCATAAGACTTGTCAAGGGTGACGAGGTTAAGTACGACCAGGCAACCAAGATGCTGACCTATCCCGAAGGAAGTAGACTCGTGTTTGACTTTGAGTTCCTTCCTGCCCAAGGCAAGAATGAAACTAGCGGTTCGGCAATCGATTTAGACACAATGAATAAATACCTTTTATGAAAAAGATACTACGCAAACTACAACTCTTCGACGGAATATGGACTATCCCGCTCGCGTTCTTTATTTTCTTACTCGCAGGGTCCTACAGCGCCGAGTATTTCGGTGACGGACTGATCTCCACGGAGTACATTCAGCAGGTTTTACTTGCCGCACTTGTCATGGTTTTTGCTAACTTTGTAGTATTCCTTGGTGCGTTCTTCAACTTCCGTGGTTTACAGAACTACTTCTATTCGAAACACGCCAAGGAGGAACTAGAATACGCATCTACACCATGGCAAAGAATCGTTTTATACCTTGTTGTTTACTTTGGATTACTCTTATCCTTCCTTCTAATCTTGTGGCTGATAATGACGGTTACTGCGTCCGTGCCACTGCCGCTTCCTTTGTAGGCGTAAAGGAGAAAGGAGGTAACAATCAGGGTTTCAATGACAGAGACCTCCAGAAGATGATGGCGGCGGTCGGGTGGAAGCCCGGCTACGCGTGGTGTGCGTTCTTCGTTAGGGCTATCCTAGACGACTGCAACATCCCAAACACCATAACTGGGTGGTCTCCGTCTGCTTATAACACAAAGGATGTAATCTTTACAGATGGGAGATTTTATCAGAGCTTTCGTGATGGCGATGTCCTTGTTGCCACATACACATATTCAAGTTTCAAGAAGTCAAGATACAAGGGAATCGGACACACCGGAATCGTAGACCGCATTGGAGAGTATTCAGTAAGGGTTATCGAGGGGAATACTAATGAGCAGGGAATGCGTGACAGTCGGTCACGGGATGGGGTCTACGTCAAGATCCGTCCGCTGTCTAAGAACACCCACATCACACGTTGGAGAAAGGCCACCGGCTTTAGATAAAAAGAAAAGAGGGAATCCACGTTAGGACTCCCTCCCCTCCAACAATAAACAACTATAACAACTATAACACTAAAAGACAAAAAAGTATAATGTCGTGGCGGAAGTCACAATCGTTGCACACTTCCAAAATATCTTTCTCCTTCTCTCCTTCTTCATCTCCTGCTTCATGTCAAGGTATTGACTCTTTAGGAACCTGATCTCCGCTAGTTGGTTCTGACGAACCTCGTTGCAAAGGTCGTTGTTTTCTATGGCCAAGTCAAGGGCTATCTGTGCAGCCTCTAGCTGGTCTTTCATCTGCTGTATACGCATCGAACGTGACTCGATGGTCATCTTGTTCTGCCGGATGGTCTCAGCGGCTGCTGATACGATTTCCTGTGCTTCTCTTGGGAGCTGCGGAATCTCACTCGGCTGGCTGTAAACGGCCTGAGCGATACTCATTAAGAAGATAATTCCAAGAGAGCGTGTAAAGTTTTTGTAGCGTGTCATTTGGCATTTTGGGTATTCGTGAAATCAATATCTTAGACTTGGCTATCTGCTCCTGCTCTATGATGAACTGTTTCTCGTCTTGAACTAGCAGGGAGTCGATGGCGGCCTTAGTTTCCTGTACGATGATGATGTTCTGGTCCATCTTGGCCTCGTACTTTTCGGTTATCTCATGCAGCCTGTCTATGGCTACGGCCTCGTTCTCGGAGCTTTCCTTTAGACCTCCCATGTGGAAGACTAGAAAGAATACCCCGCACAGAATTACAACCGATAGCGCAAGGATAACTAGAGTGTATATGTTCTTGGTCTTGTCCATGTTATTCAAAGTTAGCGTATCCTAGGTCTTCCCAGGTGGGTGGATCAATCATTTTTTTAATTCTTTTACTTTGTCCTTGTAATGGTATATCAGTTCCTTTATCTTGTCAAGCGGCAGGCTGAGGCGCTCATTTCGCATAGACTTGAGTTCATCAAATCTTTTTTTACCTATCCGTCTCTCAAGACCAATGGCGTATTCTAAAAGGTTTCCGTGCTTATGCTGGTTGCACGAGACACATTGTCCTTGCGTATTATCCTCATTAAACCTGAGGTTCGGGTAAGAGCCGCAAGAATAGAAATGCCCTGCATCATACTTGCCTTGCAGAGGGCGGTTGCATGATATACACCCCTTGCCTTGGTCTCGAAGCCGAATGTATTGATTGAACACCTGTTGGAGTTCCTTCCTCCATTGGGACACGGACTTGTTCCGCTCCTTGATGGCCTTGAACTCAGCCTTGGTTTTCTTTTCCTTCTGCTTGGAGGAGTAAGCGATCATGCACTCGATGTTCTCACACGTTGCCTGCATCGTGCTGTACTTAGGAATAAACTCCTGCCTACAGATCCTGCACTTCTTATTCCTCGCCTTCATACGCTATCTTATTTTTCGGCAGGTTTCCACTCTGCCTGTTCTTTAGCCAAGTTTGCCTTGACGGTTTCTTCGAGTATCGTCGTGTAGAACTCGCCATACTTCTCGTCGTCGATGTGTTGTTTGAATTGTTCATAGTCTGCTTGTACGGCAAAGGTAGTTGATCCGTTCGTTGTACGCAAGACCGTGAAGTTCCAAAGTTTGTTTTCTACGCCGGGGAACGATAGGGTTATGGTTCCGCTAAAGTGTTCCACCTTCTTCGATGGCTTGTCTGAGATTTTGATCATAGCTTTATATCGTTATTATAGGTTTTCGTCAAGAATCTTTAGAACATTCAACCAGTTTTCTTTGGTCTTAAAGTATACCTCCATGGTTGTTGCACCACCCTTTTCGTTCATTAGGTATATGTCTAAGCCGTAAAGATCTGTGTCATCTTTGTAGGCGTAGTATCCCTTGAAGTCTATTTGGTTAAATGTAAAGGCAACGTAGCCGTCTATGTAGACCTTGACTCTGCCGTTGAAAATTTTAAAATCATACTTGTGTTTCATGGTAGCTTTTTTAGTTAATAATTGATATCAAGAATCCGATTATCCCACCGGCTTGGGTCGCCATGATGTCGCCATAGCTGAACCTCTTGCCGTTATAGTTGTCATACAGCTCCTTTGCTACCGCTGCAGTAAACACCGCGATAAGGGAGAATACAGGCATGATTAGGATGGAAGATAGTCCATAGATTACTACGCCGTAGAGGGCGTGGTTTGCCTTGTCTTTGTCAAACATTGGTAGGTTCATGTTCACCAAGATGTTGCGTTAGTTACACAGAATCTGTCGCCGACATAGTTGTTCATCCAAATGTCTTGGTCGAAGCAGAACTTCTTTTTGTTGCCGGAGCATTCGTTTCGTATCTCTAGCCAATAGCAGTTGGTGGCTGAGTCGATGCCGTCGTTAGCGATAGTCCCGCAGTTGCATTGTTGTGTTGGCTGTGCGGGTTCTGGATCCTCTTTCTTGCAGGCAAGTAGGGATAGCGCAATTAAAATTGTGAAGGATGTTTTTTTCATTTTTATAGGTTTGAGAATAATCCGTAATTGATTTCGTTTTCGGTTGATGTTCTTTTATTAGAATAACTTGGATTGGGTTGAGTTACTAGTAGAACCTTTATCTTCTTTACCACGATATTTGTACTGCTCATACTCGTCTATTTTGCTCCACTCATTTATGCGAGCTTCTGAAATCTTGCAGTAGTCGGCATCTAACTCTATTCCTGTGTATTCAAGGTTTTCCAAAGTACAAGCGATACCTGTTGTTCCGCTTCCGTTGAAAGGGTCAAGCACTTTACCATTGGGCGGTGTTATCATCCTAACGAGATACTGCATCAGTTTTACGGGTTTGACCGTTGGGTGAAAGTTTTTTGAAGGTGCTTTTTCACTACCATATTTTCCGCTCGCGCTATTTACATCATCAAGGTAGTTTCCTATACCGCCACCTCCACCAATCGTTTGTTTTTCATCAAACTCCTCTAATCCAAAATTTCTTTCGCTTTTTGATGCTTTTGCTACATAGAAAAAACGTGAAGCACCTCCGCTATCACCAAGACCACCCAAGTTGTCGGCTTTTACATTCAAATTGTATTTACCATACTTTCCGTTTTTACCTAATGCACCCATTGACTTTTCTCCACTTCCTCCTGTGCTTTTGCTTTTCCCACTCTGCTCGTCCATTATTTTAATCGGGCAATCATCGTGGCAAGTCCAGTCTTCAATCGTTTCTTCGCCATTTTCATCTCCAAGGCCACCTGCATTAGCACCATTTTCTATTTTCTTAAATCCAAATCCTTGTTCATTCATACTGACGCTTCCTCCTGAACCGCCCTTTATCGCTTTTATTTTCTTCATTCCTTTGCACTCACATTCGGGGTGATGCGTTAAAATCAAATTGGCGGGGAAGCGACCTTGTATATTAGGTTTAGTAGCTATATTTTCAGCAAAATCACCATATTTTTTTGTCGGATTTTCATTATAGTTAGAAGTAGGGTTTTTACTACTTTTTGCATCAATTTCTTCGTAATCATTTTTTGACATTTTAACTCTACACCCATCAATGTTAATTGCACCCGTTCCCCATTTGAGTACATTTTCGGCAATCGAAAGACCTTTTTCAAGCGGCTTTCTTGCAAGTACAATAGGTTCGTTGCTTGGTTTTAGAGCACTACCCCAACCATCCCATTGTTTCGCTTGGTCGGTAGGCACATCTTGTTTATCTATCGCCTTGCTGATATTGTGCGACTTTGGAAACCCACTTCCATAAAGCCATTGAATACAATCGCGTATTTCAAAACCACCTATTCGCATTGCCATAACACCCCAATCGTATGTCCTGGTTCCAAAAAAAGCAACAACGTGTCCTCCGTGCTTTAACACCCTAAAAACCTCCTTCCAAAACAAAGGCTGTGGCACAAAGGCGTCCCACTCTTTACCCATAAAACCACTTCCTTTCACCTGCAAATACCCGCTTGATACCCAGGCCTGAAGCACTTCTTCTGCATTAGGTTCTTTGCCCAATCCATACGGGGGATCAGTAACCACTGAATCAAAATAGTTATCGGGAAACTTTTTAAGTTCTTCGTAACTATTTCCATTTATTATTTTAAATGTGTTTTTCATTTTACAAAGATAACTCATGTGTGTAGTTTATGCAAATATTTTTTTTGACTTTTTTATTTTCGTAGTCATACTTTTGTTGCGTTCTCACATTGCAGTGTCTGGTACGCAGTGCAATGTGGGAGGTAAGAATAATCTTACTCAGAATTGCCCTCGGACGTACCAGACGAGGGCTTTTTTTATGCCCAAACATACAGAAATATCATCTGTAATCTCAAGCCACACATTGTTTTCGAATGTCGAGAACATAAAGTGGCTTGAGAGGTTTGTCGAATTCAAGCGGGCATTCCCGAACTCCGTGATATATAAATACTCTGCCTACCGGGTTGAAAAACTTGGGAGACTCAATATGTCACGCAACACAATCAAGAACACGATAGATAAGTTTATCGAGCTTGGTTGGGTTACAAAAAATAAATCTCACCTCATTTTAATATCTAAAAATAAATTGTCTGCTCTCTATGGGGCAAAAACCCATAGGAAAATCAAATTAGACACAACCCTATCAATTAAGATCCAGCTACAAGCAAAGGTGTTTAACAGAGCCATCAATCGCTCTCGCTATGGTAAGTGCATGCAGGAAGTACAAGATAAAAGCATCAGGCGTAAATACGCTAAATCACTCAGTGGCACTCCGCAAGAACTTTCTAGCAAAAAGATTGGAAAAGTATTTAACGTATCACAAACTCAAGCATTAAGGCTAGTAAGAAACCTGGAGAACAACGGGTGGATCACTGTACAACGGCAAAAACTCAAACATTTGGGTAAGTGTTCAGCCAAGCAGTGGCAGTTCAGAAAGGTATGGTGGAAAAGAAAGGAGAATGTAAACAACTGCTTTTGGCATTTGGGGCATTTCTTTCATCTTCCATCTAATTCTTATCTTAGTAATACCATTTCCTAAAGATGCTAGAATTCCTAACCATTTTTTGACCAATCAGAAAAAAACTGACCATCAAATAAGGCTCATCTTACTGAGGTAATCACACTCCTCATTCATTTCTCTTGGAATCCACTCTATTTCAATGTTTGAGAATGCGTTAAACATTTTCTTGCATTCAAGTCCATACGGAAGATACAAGCCGTTTGCCCCGAATCCCCACACCCGGTTCATCTGATTAACCACCAGGCTCGAATCCCCTCTAACAAGTATGTTGTGATCGGAGAACCTGTTGTCTAATAGCCAAGATAAAGCATCGCATAGCGCTATATACTCAGCCGTGTTAGCAGAGTTTTGTCTACCGGCTTGCTCTCTCCCTGATGAATGGTGTATCCACTTTCCGTTTTCCTCGACATAAAACCCCCATCCCATTTGTCCGTATGGATTCACAGGCTCGCAACAACCGTCGAAATACACGATTAAATCGCGATTAAAGTGCTTGAAGGTCTCTGACTCTATCTCAACCCAATAACGCTCGTAATAGGCGGATACGGCAGGATATTGACCCCGCTCCCACGTTTCCTTGATCCACCAGGCTGGGACGTCTATCATTCTTTTGCCTTTATGCACCCCGAATGGGAAACTGTCGCTATGTTTTGCTTTTGTGTTCATGTTATTTCAAGTTGTTCGTTAGGGTCGGGAATGTAAATATCTAGCGTCTCGGCAGCAAACTGCTTGACGTGTTCAACGTATTCCATAAACTCCTCCGTTGCAAGCTCCGACGTTTTGCGTGGAATCTTCATCACCTCGCCGGATGTCGGGTCGGTCAGCTCCGTGTAGAGAAACCTTCCCTTGAGGAACTCATGCGTGAGGTCTCGGTCAACGTCGTGTCCAAGCTCGCGGAGTCTTTCAGAAACCATGGCTACAACCACAGCCCAGTAGTAACTATTGAACTCATTGGAGCGCTTGTACTTCTTTACCTTGACTTCGATGGTCACAGCCAAGTCCGTCTCGCGGGACATAGCCCTGACGTCTTCCTCGAAGAGGGGGCGATTGTAGATTCGCAATGCCCCCTGTGGTGTGATTACTGCGTTGTGCTTCATTGTACCCTCCATACCCTAACTCCGGTATCGAAGACCTGAGTCTTGAATTTGTACTCGTCATTCTTCTTGCAGAACATACAAGCCGCTGCTGATATTTTCTTGCGTATGGGTTCGGGGTTTTCGTCCGTAATGAAGAACGAGTCTCCTACCACCATGTCTTTGAATGGATACTTGCCCGATCTTGTGCTGTGCTTGGGGGTTGGCACACCCTTTTCGATTTGAATTTTCATAGGGATTGTATTAGTTGTTCTCTTGATATGAACGCTCTTCTTTCCGGCACTACCGATATGCTTGCGTTTTCGTCTTGGTCTCGTACAAAGAGGTACGTTCTGTGTTCATTTTCTTCGACGCTTATGTCCATCTTGTACATTACCCCGAATTTAATCTTTCCATCTTCGATGAAAAAGATTGTGTCTCCAAAGGAGAACTTGGTTTCGATTTGTATTTTCATTTGGTTTACTTATTAAATTTCTTCTTCTTCTTCAGTTACGCCAAACTTCTTGGCTTGTTCTACGATTTTATCGAAGTTGTATCCGGCTAACTCAATCTCTGCACGTACCTCCTCGTTCTTTGGTGTTATCTTATCACCCTTGGCATAGCGGGCAACCACACGAGTCCAGCGTGCAACCTGGGACTTAACTGAGTCAGCGTAGTCGCGTGGCTCTTCGAAGTCGTATAGGAACTTGAGGTAGTTTGAATACTCGATGCCGAAGTTCTTCTTGAACTTGCCATCTTCCACTACGATGTGGTTCTCAAGTGGCGGACGAGTGGACGTGTTGAAGTGGTGCGTTATCTTCTCAAGATCTGCGAGGTACTCAGCTTCAAGCTCAGCCGACGGCTCGTATTGGAAGCACATCATCCGTAGGTCGTCCTTGCAGATATAAACTAACTCCCCATTGAGTCCGAGTCCCTTCATGTAGTGGAATAGTTGGAGTCTGTGGTGCTTGATGGGTTTCTCTGTCTTCTCCATCATGTCCATCACGAAGGATGAGCATGACTTGATTTCGAGAACTTTCTTCTCTAGCTCCTTGTCTCCGAACTTCTCGTACAGCTTCTCTGCAATGTACAGGGACGATGCTTGAATAGACTCCGGAAGGTGCGATGAGGTAATATCCTGCTTGGCACGTTCGATGTCAATTTTGCCACCGGCTAGGAAGTCAAGGCGGCCCGATACCTTAAGCATGTTCGGGTACTCCACCATAACACGCTCTTGTGTATTGTTGATCAGTCCAGCTCGCTCTAGAACGTAGCGAACTACCCACTCTACTAGGTTACCCGCTTCGAACTTCCGAAGGCTTCTCATGTTGGGTGGATTGGTAGGTGTAACGGCTTTCATCTTGAGGTAACGGTCAACGAGGGGTTGTCCGATTTCCGACGCATAGCAATAGTCGCGTGGCTCGAGCGCACGTTGTTGCGAGTATACACACTCGTTCCATAATTTCGATAAATCCCATTTTAGTATTTGATTACTCATTTGTTTCATTTCGTTGGATGTTAAAAAAGATTGTTTTGATTTCGTTTGGTATATTCTTGAGCAGCTTTCCGCTCGACTGGTAACTGGGCGAGACCTTGCCTATGTACTTCACGTTCTTGCCTACGATTGCATAAACGTCACGCGAATGTTTTACAATTTCATACCCGTCTTTGGTTTTAAATAGCTTTGTCATTTAGATTGCAAATATAGTGTAACTTCAATGGTATCAGTTAATCTTAGTCTAATTAAGACTATTTAATTCCTCAGCGAATACTTCAGCGAGTACGTCTGCTAGGTCGGCTTCCTCTGCTTTAGTCAGTAGCTTGCGAAACGCACGAGCATCTACCCACCATACATTGTCGGTCTTCTCGTCGTTCATGTCGCATACAGGGCATTTGGTAAATGGTCTGTCGCTTTTCAATCCTATGTCCACAAGGATGATGCATCCACAACTATTCCTTTGCATGGCTATGGCTGTGAACACATCCCCCTTGAGGAATACTCCTTGTGAGTGGTCTTTGATTGCGATTATGTCGTCGCCGGTGCGGTAATCTATAATCATTTGTCTATGTTTTTTAAGAGCCACATCATTAGGTTGAATGCTATATTATCCAGTAGCCTTCTCACGCTGTGATTTTATTTAGGTGGTTTACGGCATCTTTGTACGCTTCCATGAATTCATCCTTGTCAACGAAGGCGAACTGCTTGTAGTTGGAGCGCAAACGGTTTATCTCGTCGTTTTGATTCACTTCGGTAGCATCCATTTCGTCTACCTCAATAGTCGGAATAAATATGTACCTTGTAATGGTAACTTGATAGCCGTCCTTGTTTATCATTCCGTATGTCCAGTGCCTGTCGCGGTTGTGAAGGTACTTGAAGTAAGCATCTTCTTTAATAGCGTTTGGATCTTCGGTGTAGTGTCCGTCGTCGTCGGGGTTGGATAGTTTCCAGTCGTCGTAGTTGTGGTAGTTCATTGTTCAAACTTGTTTAGGATTATTGTATAGATTTCGATTCGGTCTTTGGCATTGGCGATGCAGTCGCGAATGATTTGGTCGCCTTCCCATGCCGGTTTTTTCAGTTGCTCTTCATACTTCATAACTGACCGCCATTCGTCCATGATTTGTTGTTGCACGTAGCCGATTACTTTTTCTTCAGTACTCATTTTTTATAGTGTTAATTGTTACGTTAAATTCTTTTTCTGCCCATTCTATGTCTTGGTCTATTTCGCCCATGTCCATATAGCTGAATGACTCAAGCACATTCGAGCTATCCTTGTCGTGGGTGTCGTGAATGTCTATGTAAACGACTCCGGTTTCTTTATCCTCGTAGATTTTGATGTCGAATTCTGCGTTGTATTCGTAGGACGCATCGCGCATCCATTGTGAGAAGCTCACGTTGTGAAAGTTGGATTGTTGCATAGTGTTGTTTTTAAATGTGGGTGCAATATAATTCTAAATACTGCACCCACTTGTTAATGGTTGTTAATTTGCCCAGCCGCACCCGCCGTTGTCGCGGTGTACCCAATTATTCGTCGGTGTTGATCTGAGGTGGTCATGATATCCGGCTCTCTTTGGGGCGGTGCATGATGTAAGCAGTAGGATTGCTAGTGTAATTAGAACTAGTGCTGCCATGATACGGTCATAGGTTCTAAATTTTTCGTCGTTGTTCATGATGTTCATAGTGTTTATGTTTTATTGTTTATGATTCTAATTCGTAGTCCCATAGCTCACAGGCGAATTCCATGTTCCCTTGTTCCTCGCTTATGCGCTCACCGTTTTTGTATTCGTAGCTTCCGCAGTTATATCCTAAATCTTCGTCGGCGAATGATACCTCAAAGGTATTCTCAGGGAATAACAAGCTGAGCTTTTCAATTACTGCAAGCGGTGTACTCCATGCGGTTTGGAATTGGATATAAAACTGCATGTCTTCTACGTCGTAGGCATTCCACTTCGTACCCCAATTACTCAGTCTCCAGTCGTACCAATTAGATGCGCCCCACTTTAACATTAGTTCGTGGTGTTTCTTTATATCATCTTCGGTCTTCATTGGAGTCGGGGCGGTTGTATTATTCAGATCCTCCGGCATGGGAATAATCTTATTGAAGTCTATCGCTGCTTCTCCGCGGATAAACGATTTAACTTCTTGTTGGTTGTCGCCATGAATGTATAGGCGGTGAATTAAGTGGTTTGGCATGTTGTTTACTTTTTATTTGTTGGTTGTTGTTATGTTTAATTATTATCGCAATACTCTTTTGCGTAGTACATCTTGGAAATACACATGGCCAACTGCATCTTCGATTGTGTCGAATTGAATTCTCGAACCTGTTGCACTTGTTGTGTAGCGCAATTTTTCACCGAAGTATTGGTATTCGCCATACTCGTTTATCCTAGAAACTTTATCCACATTTATTTCGATTGAAACTACATCATCGCAATGCGCGCAAGGACTAACGCTTTCGTGTCGCAGTTGTATTTTCGGCGACTTGATTTTACCAATATGCCCATCATACCTTTCAACCTTTACATGGTAGGGCAGATCATCTACCAGTAGTTGGATAATGCGCTCCATTTCATCGAAAGCGGCTAACTCCCAAGCCGCAAGGTCTTGCTTTGAAAGTTCTGCAAATTCTTTGCTGGCTTTTGTCCGCTCTTGCAATGCATCGGTATTGATTAGGTTGAATGATTTTTTGGTGGCGTTCGCCTTGTTGATGCGTGCAAACTCATTTGTAAGTGCATCAATGATGTTTTGTTGTTGTGTTGTCATTGTATTGAAGTGTTTAATTGTTGTTTACTCTTGAATGATTTGTTTTAATTCTATGGTATAGTCGAAGCCCCTCCCGCCAGCAGTAAATCCTTCCTCGCTTGTTTCTTCAATGATGTATGAATAATCTTCGCACCACTCCGCAAAGCGGTTGTATGCCTTTCCTATGGTGGTGAATTCGTCATTGTAGATACATTCACCAGTTGTTGTGCGTGTTACTGTTACTTGAAACATGGCTTTATTTTTTTACGATTGTGTTATATGTTAGTCCGTCGCTATCGGTGTACGTTCCGCAAATCACCTTGTACTCGTTTAGCTCGTTGGCTTTTTGTTTATACGTTGCGTTGAAAAGTCTCGCTCCTAACTTTTGTTTGTAGGGTAGTATGTACTTTTGGTACTGGTAACTTTCTTTTTCAATACTTCCGTAGGCGAAACATGACTCTATCATGTCCCTCATGAATTGGATTGTCTCGTTTGTTTCTTCGTTGCTCATAGTGTTATTTATTTTTTGAATGGATTTATATTGTTTGATAGAAGCTCGTGGATTTTTTTCCCATACTTGCTGACTTTGTTTATTGTGTAGTGGTCTCCGCAGTTGTTTATGTACCAAAGATCATTGTCCCCCTTTGCGTTTATAGTTGGTATTGCTATCCTGTCTATATACCAATATCCGGCTCTTTCATGCACCGTTTGTCCGTTGGCTTTTCTATAATGGGCTATACTTTCGTTTTCAGTGTAGCATTCGCGCCTGTTCGCTCCGCGTCCTTTGTGCCAATAGTATTGAACGCCTGTGTGTTTGTATTCAATCAGCAGTTTAGTGTTGAATGTTGAGCCGCTATAAGTAATGTTTGCGGCATATTGTGTTTTAATCGTCATTGCTTATTGTTTTTGTTTGTTTGTTGTCATGAATTAAGGTGCTCTATTTCGCTGTCATCGAGGTAAAATACTAGGCCGTTGTCTAGCTTAATCCAGTTGTCGCTTGCGCTGTAGATGGTGCGGCCTACCAACATATCGATGGCCTCCGCTGTGAGTTTTGCTGTTGTCATGTTGTTATGGGTTTTGTTGTTGTGTGTAGTTAAGTTTCAGCGTGTAGTAGTCGTATGCACTCTCGTCGTACATGGCGTCTAGGCTTTCCTCTTCTAGGTAAAAGCGTTCAACCTCTTGCCCGTAGTAGACTCTCATCACGAAGTCATGAAGCGTGGGGAAGATTATTGCCTCGCCGTCTTTAATGTAAACGTGTATCGCGTTGCCGTTGTTGTCATGGCGAACCTCGTATAGTTCGTCCGCCTTTTGAAGGTGTTCGTTGTGTATCATGTTGTTTAGTTATTATGCTTTAGAAATTAAATACCATTGTCCGTCGTGCTTCTCATACCATTCGCCCTCGTCTGCCCAATCCCATTCGGTGTAGCAGTAGGCGTCGTCGTCGTATGCCTCGTCAAGACTAGCGTAGCCAATCTCGACTGCGTAGCGTTCGGCGTCTTCTTCGTTAATGAAGTACATTAGAGATTCTTCGAACAGGTACCCCTCATTCATGCCCTCGTTGGTTGCGGAGCATATCCGCGCAAATCTTTCGTTGCTCATGGTGTTGAATTATTTGATTATTGGTAAAATTTCGCTGACTAGCTGACGCCCGTACTTTTTCGAGCTTGCCTCGTCTATGTAGTGTTTTTTGATTCGGCTATACCTTGCGGTCTTTTTTGGAATGCTCGCGTATACGATATACCCCGCCGTTTCTTCGTGATTCGTCCAGACTTGCACCTGTAATTCGCTCGCGTAGTTTATCCCGCATAAATTCACTTTGGTTGGCTTGTAAAGGTCTAGTGACACATTGCCCAAAGTGGTTTGGAAGTTGAAATTTTGATACATTGCTTTTTTTGTGTTTGGTTATACTTTTTTGATTACTGCATACTTTGAGAAGGTTTCTTCTATCATTCGCCCGCGTTCGGGGTATATGAACCGAAGTAATAAGCCCGACGGCGTTTCCTTGTAACCTTTGAACGTCCCTACTTTGCCGTTGGATAGTAGGCACTGCGTGTTGGTTGATAGTATCATTTGGCGGTCTATTTTTGTTTTTATATTTCAAAATACGTCGGGGCGTATTGGTTCAAAATGTTCACTCTTCTCACCTCGTCAGCTCCGTATTTTTTAGCTTGTAAAATTCCCTTTCTTATAGCCCCGAAGCGGTTGCCTACATGTAGGTAGTATATGTCGTGAAAAAATGTGCCTCTGGTCGTGTTTTTGGCTAATTTTACATGGCATTCGAATGTTTGTAAACTGGTGTTCATGTTGTTGGTTTTTATTGTTGTTTAAATTTTAGAAACAGGGCAGGGAGTCGAACCCTGCCTTGCACCATGCCCGTTTAATACATTGAAGCTATCAACTGCTCCGCTTCGCCGTAGCTTTCAAAAAATGTTTCTTCGCCGTCTTCAAAGTTGGTTACTAGATACTCAACGCCACGTCCTAACATTGAGCATATTGAAATACCGTTTTCGAGAGCGATGTATACATAACCGCTGTTCGGGTTAAAGCCGACGTCCATAATTGATTCGCCCGCGCACTCGTCCGCGTATGCCTCGAAACAATTTGCTAGTCCCTGCGCTTCGCAGTATGCTATTGAGTCGCTAACGTTGTGAATTTCTAAAATGTTTTTCATAGTGTTGAAATTTTAAGAGGTTATTATTTGTTGCTGTTGTTGATGAATTCGCACAGGTTGTCGAGGTTGTAAGACTGGAAAACAACGCCGCCGCCGTAACTTTTCGTGTGGTACTTGCGCCCGCCTAATTTATTCGCCTTTTTTACAGCTATGCTGTAAAGTTCTGAAGTATAACCGAACGGTGGCGCGCAGTTCTTCGCGGTGTCGCGGTCGGTGTCGTTTACTAATTGGGTAAAGTGTACCACATAACGCGGGTTGCCGTTTACGTCGTTGTTGATACGTGTAAAATCTTGAGGGGTTACAATGTTGCTCATAGTGTTTTTTTATTGTTGTTTCTAAATTTTCGGCTAAGATAGTATAATTTTTATCTAAATCAATAGCCCAATGAAATTTAGAATGATTCTAAATAAGAACATTCTCATTTTCAACGATTTAAGTGAAAAAAAATTTTTTTTGTGGGATTCTTTTTTGTATATTTACAGGGCGAAAATACCCGGAACGAACAGGTGTTTTTTGATCAGTCCAAACAGCCAAACGCGGGCAAATAGTCGAAAGATCCGCGCAAGTTTCACAAGGGTAAAGAGACAAGAAACAAAGAGACGAGGCAAGCATGGAAGCAAGCCGGAAAGGGTAAACCTTCACGCGGGCAAATCTGTAACGGATACCCCAATCACTAGAGAATGTAAGAGAATAGACAAAGAGCAGTTAAGGCACTCATGCGCGCACACGCAATCGGCATCCCCTTTCTAGGGTTACCCCAACAAAAGAAACCCCGCACCCCCACAACTGCAAGGAAGCCCAATACAAGCGGGCAATTCAAGCGGGCAGCATCTACGGTGGACGAACAGTTTATATGGCCTTAAACGGGCGGAAATGCCTATTTAGAATCATTCTAAATAAGGATGTGTGGTCTGGACGTGAAACAATATGTACCCCGCGCACCCCCCGAAACGGTCAAATCCTGCATGAAATACCCCAAAAAGGGCTAGCATAAATATAGCACGCATGGGACGCGAAATATAACGTGCTGACTATCAATGCAAAAATGCGGTTGCTCCACCGTACGGAGACAAATTTACCGCGGCATGGATTGAGACAGCAAGACAAGCACCCCACCCCCTTTGCTAGTTCGACTTCGGGACGGGGACAGGGCAGCGGCTGTGTGGGGGGTGACCCCAACTAGGATAAGTTTACAACCATGATAGGTTTATAGTTTATTGACCCCACCATAATGAGTTTACAACCACAATGACTTTACAGAATTTGTTGGATATTTCATAACTCCATGTATATTTGTAAAAAAAAGACTATGGTCAAGGCATATACACTAAGTGACAAGATAGTACAGATGGGCTACAACGACTTTGAGACGATTGTAGGCATGGTGTTTAATAAGCCGGACGGCGACGATGCTAAGTTGTCATCTGCTTCTGAGTTAGCGTCATCTGGGGCTACTCAGATCCCGATTGGTCAGGTATGCACGTTCGTGAATGACGGGTTAAGCGGGTATAATACGTTTACGGTGATCACTGAAATTTTTGAAGACACAAGCTCTTCTGAATTGATTGTTAGGACGTTTCAGGGATGGACTAAGGCTGGTTACGATCAGTGGATTCAGGTTCGTTCGTTGAGTGTTGTAAACGCCTCGACTACTATTCCTGGGGCGATGATATACAAGTTGGTTGTTGACGCTTTTACCTCGGTAGCCCCATAAAAACAATAACATGAGATACGCATCACAGGACTTTGTGAATAACATGTTTGGGGGATATTCTCCGGCCAAGCAGTTGGTAAAGAACAGACATCGGGCTGAGATGGAGAAGATGGAGAAGGAGGCCATGGAAAAGGATCACGAATGCGGTTGTAAAAAATAAGGACATGGATTCAGCATCAAGGGATTATAGGGAAAATATGTATGGCGCTAGTTACGTCAGTCAGTTTTTGAGGAAAAAGAAGAAGGGTGAAGCGTCTAAGGACGAGGTTACCTGCGGAAGGGAGGGGGACACTTCTTGTAGTGCTGGTCGTGGCGAGGATCGTCAGGGCGGAGACATCAAGGAAGGCAAGACATCATCTGGTTCAAAGGGAGAAGCTAATAAGGTTCTGACTAAAAAACAAGCTGAAAAACGTGCTGAGGAGATGGAGAAGTTCCGTCAGAAGGAGAAGGAGAAACACACAAAAGTAGCAAAATCAAAATTCTAATATGAAAACACCATCAAACGGACGCGCTGGGCGTGTCGAAAAACGCGCAGTAAAGACAATGGATCGCGCACAGAAGAACTGG